GAGAAGTCATCACGATGCCTTGACTTGATTGTTTCTTTAAATGATTCATCAAGGTTAAAGTTTACAAAGAAATCTAGTGATGATAAATATTTGTTGACCAACTTATTGATGATAGGCAAATACTGTTTGATAATCTTGGTCTTAATACCAGTATCTCTCAACAATGATGTGGCGGCTTCGTAATATGTCTTTTCTTCTATTAATTCTTTTAAGTCTGATTCTAGTTGTTTCAACTGACTTGCGAGTTCTTGCAGCTGTGTCTCTTGCAGCTGTGTTGAACCTTTTGTCTCTCTCAATGCCGCAACTTCTTTCTGTATTTTAACAATGTACTTGTTAACTTCTACGATTGAAGTGTTCTTAGTGGCAATATTAATCTGTAACTTCTGAATTGTCTTTTGAGTCTCAGCAATCTTATTCAGTTTATCCTGTTCCTCTAACAACTTTGCTTCTAAGTCTTTCAAACCTAATTCACATTGGGTCGTTTTCGTTTGCAAAGACTGTATCTGTCCCTCTTTAAACTCGGAGGCAATGGATTGCCTACATGTTGGACAATCATCATTGTGTTGAAAGAAACTAATATCTTTCTGAAACTTGGAGAGATTGCTTTCAATCTGCGATTCAAGTTTGCCAAGTTTCTTGACCTTACTCTCAGTTTCAGTTTGTAATGCCACATCGGCAGAGTATAACTCAACTTGTACTGTGGCATTAGCAATCTCTGCATGTAAGGCTTGTATGGTCTGGTTGCTATTAAGTACTTCACTCTCATACTCTTTCACCTTGTCATCATTGTTTTGTTTCAACTCATCAATATGTTTCTTTTCTAAATCATATTTCTGTTTAGTCAAATCAATATCATACTTCTTGGTACCTGTTGCATCTTTATTAGTTGACAACTTATCTTTTACAAGAGAGTTCATTGTAGAAAAGATTTGAATGTCTAATAAATCTTCAATGATGTTTCTTCTATCAGAGGCAGACAACTGCATGAAAGGAACAAATGATGCAGAGCCAAGAATAACAATTTGTGTGAATGACTTGTAGTTCATCTTTAGAATAAACTTCTCCAAGTATTCTTGGTAGTCTCTCACAGCTGCATCTTGATTTAACAAGTCACCATTCTGATAGATTTCAAACACATTTGGTTTGATACCACGAATAATCTTGTATGACTTGTTGTTACAGTCAAGTTCGATTTCAACCACACAATCTTTACCATTGATAGAGTTAATCAATTGTGGTTTGTTAACATTACGAAAGGCCTTACCAAAAAGACCAAAGCACAATGCATCAAGCATTGTACTCTTGCCAGAACCATTCTCACCTACAACTAGTGTGTTTGCATTCGAGTCAAGTTTAATCTCGGTGTAATAGTTACCGGTACTTAACAAGTTTTTCCATCGGACATAACGAAATATAATCATATAGTTTTTAAATACTCAATACACTTTTCAAAAATCTTAACATCTTCATTCAACAAACCTAAAGAAGTATTACAGTTATGACACAATAATTTTCTAACTTTTCCAGTCAAATGATTATGGTCAACTTTAACTTCTCTACCAAAAATCTCTTTTTCACATATATAACACTTACCATTTTGGTCATCATACATTTTATTGTATTCTTCCAAGGTTATATTATAATAACGATTTAACTTATATCTTTTAAAATAATTTACACCTAAAGATTGAACAGATTTTTCTTTTCTTTGGCGTTTCTTTTCTACAGGCATTTTGTGGTATAATTCTAATTGATACTCACGTATGCAATCTTTACATTTTGCACCATATCCTTGACTTCCGTCTTTATTAATACGGCCTCTAAAAAACTCAGTAAACGGTTTTGTCTGTTGGCATCTAGTACAATTTTTCATATAAACTCCCTATGTAATATAGTTTATTTATACAAATCAATTCTTTCACAATCATTCAGCAACTTCTGTATTCAATGCCTCAACATAGAGTTCACGCATTATGGATTTTAGTTTATCTGGTTCAACCTGTAACTGAAGGTTGTCAATGTACTTGGATAATATTGTCATTGTGTCTTCAGCTTGGTCAATAATTTCCTGGTCAGTATCAAATTCAGTATCAGTAAAGTCTTCAACGATTGATATGTCACATGCACCACATTTGTATAGGTTATCTAACATGTTGTCAAACAGGTATGGGTTCTGTTTGTGTACAACAATTACCTTTACATAAGTGCCTTTGAGTTTACCATAGTCATATGATTTCCAAAAATTGAAATCTTGTTTCTCATCTGAGTCATCATAGGTAACTTTGATAAACATCTGATTTGGATTCTCAATGAATTCCAATTCTCTAGTAGAGGTATCAAAGACATGAAAGCCTTTTGGATCCTTATAGTCAGCCCATGTCATTTCATATGGCGTACCTGTATAGTAGATATGCCCATCATCTGACTTGTGATGGAAATGGCCAGTAATGACCATATCATACTTGTTTAATGTCTTCTTGTCAATACCCACATCGCTAACATTGCCTCTGTCCATTTCAAAGCCTGAAATCTCAAAGTGGCCAAAACAAATTTGTGATTTAGATTCTTTAATCTTACCAAAGATTTCTGACTCATTCTCATCACAGAGCCATGGTATAAAATCAATCGACACACCATCAAATTCTTCTGAATAGAAATTATCAAACACAGCAACATTTTCATACTCATTCAATAACATACCTGATGAGTTGACTTCAAGTGTATTCTTATAAGCAACATCATGGTTACCTAACAGAGTGTACATTTGAATGCCGTGGTCTTGCAACTTGGTAAAGAAATATTTACGAGCAAGGTACAATGAATTAAAATTGATAAACTTTCTTCGGTCAAACAAATCACCAAGTTGTACCACAACCTTAATGTCATTCTCTAACAGGTAGGGAAAGAACACCTCATCATAAAACTTTTGAAAGAACTTGTGAAAGTCTAACGAATCACCTCGAGCTCCAAAATGTGTATCACCTAATATAACTAATTTCATGCTTCTTCAATAAACTTTTCTAGACCTTTTGCTTTACCTTCTTTCTTCTTCCGTTTACTTTCTTCAAAGTTATGGATGAATTCAGAAATATTATCGTAAAGTTGGAACTGTCTCTGATGCCCGTCTGCATCTTCATACATTTCAAATTCGTCTAAGATACCAATCTGTTCTGTTGCCTTGTATTTGACATAGAGTTGTTTCTTCTCTTTCATAATACGGCGCAAGAAAGCATAATACACTATCTGAGTAAAATAAGCAAATGGATTACTACTCTTTGCCGGGTTAAAGTTTCTGAAATACATTAGGCAGTTTTCAATACCATCTGCAATCATTTCATCTCGGAAGGAATAGGAGATGAAGTTGGGTTTGCGTGACAAGTGTTCTGCAATTTTCAGGAAACATTCACCAATATAATTTGGTATTTGTGGGTCATCCTTACCTGCAGCCTTAGCCTCATCGCATTTGGTTTGATAGTCAATCAATGCGGCAAGGAAGTCTGGGTTGTTGATATAGTGTTTTGTTTTCTTTTCGGTCATAGACGATTCCAATTCATTTGTGTTACTATACTATAAAGGAACACTAATGTCAAGCTTTATTAAGCTCACATTTGCCTACATTAGCGCTTGACAACTTCGTTCAATAAGCATATCATAGCGGTGTTCCGTTTTCAGATAAATCTTTAGTTACCTTTTCCAGTAACCGTAAGACACGCTTTCGATAATCAAATCCAAGTATTGATGCCTTTGTGCCTGTATCGTAAGGCGGGTTTCTACCTTGAGAATGATATTGGTCAACAGTCAAATCAATTAGTTGGCCATTCAAATCTACTACCCACCAATGCCAGATATCTTCATCATCTAATGCTCGGTACAGTTTGATGTTCTTTGTACCAAACACTTTCTGTAGGCAACCAGAGGCAGTATGGCAATGACCAAACATTGGGTTAGATGCATTGCGTTCAACCCATTTCTTAGGCAATAAGTCAGGTGTCAGATTCATTATAATAATACCTGAAACCAATTCCAAATTATCTCTATTATAATCCATTAAACATTACCATACTTGCGGTTGTTAATCATCTTGAAGCCTTTGATTAGCTCTTGAATGCCTGCATCTAGACCATGTTGTGTTTGAAATCCAG